GCAGCAGCGCGAGGCGGATGCGAAGGTGGCGGATGCCGAGGCCGCGCTCATGGCAAAGCACAAGGAAAACGCAGGAAGCCCGCTGTCTCAAGCGTCCTTTGTGATGGCCCAAGGTGCCGCGCTAACTATCGCAGAAACCATCCGCGCCCTCGCCATGAACAGCGAACAGGAAGCCGACGAACAGCAGGAGGAACAGGAAAATGACTGATGAAGACAACATTCACCCTGTGGTTAGGCTGCTAGCAGCAAGGATGGAGAGCCATCCGGAAGAGTTTTGCGCTCTAACAGCTACCGCAGATATAACGCTTATGGGTCGTTGGGACTCCACCCTTAAGGAAATCCGGAAGTGGGCCAGCCCTGAAGAGCTTAGGTTGCTAAGCCGAGTCCCCTTGGACGCACTACACCGCGAGGTGCTAGATGAGCTACTCAATGGCCCAGAACGCCGCGCCGAAGAAGAACGGGCGCATGAGGCGGAGCGCCAACGGTGGCAGGCGCAGACTATGGCATCACAGTCTAATGCATACTCACCACCCGGACAGCTGGGGCTAGGGCAGCAGGGGCTATTGCAGCAGGGGATATTGCAGCAGGGGCTGGCGAAGCAGGCAGCAGGCGCAGCGGGGGCGCAGGCTTTCAACGTGTATAATACTTACACGAGCGTGGCCACTACTACTACGGCACCGGCAAAACCCCACAGGCGAAACACCTTCGAGGGGTTGCGTGATTGGCTAAATAAGGTTGGGAACACATAATGAGCAATACTGAATACCAATTCACACAAGACTGGTTTCACTGGGCACCGGAGGTGTGGGGGCAACTTATCCCGTTGCTGCCGGAGCGTGATCCGGGGACGGGGAGGGCATTTATGGAGATTGGTTCTTTTGAGGGCCGCAGTGCGGTCTGGATTGCCGAGAACATGATGCAACCTGAGGATTACCTAACCTGTATAGACACGTGGGGAGGCGGCGAAGAGCATAGCGCTGAGGACATGGGTAGCGTGGAAGAGCGGTTTAACCATAATATCGCGCTACTCGAGGGTAAGCTACCTGACCTCCATATCTCAAAGCTGAAAGGCGCTTCCTATTACCGGCTGGCCGAAGACCTCGCCTCGGATGGGGCTAGTGATTATGACTTCATCTATATCGACGGGAGCCATATCGCCAAGGACGTCCTCACGGATGCTTGCATGGCTTGGCCGTTACTCAAACCTAAGGGTCTAATGGTGTTTGACGACTATATGTGGGGCAAGCCCCGAGATGTACTACACCGCCCCAAGATCGCCATTGATGCCTTCACCAACATCTTCGCCGAAGAAGCAGAGATTATTCATGTGGGCTACCAACTAATTATACGCAGGAAGGGAGAGTGACCATGATTGATATTCTTAGTGTAGCTGTAGGGGTGTTTACCGGGGGGTGTATGGGCTTCATCGCGGGTAAGCTATCTTGCACCGGGGAGATCGACTCCCTCTACTATCACACCCGTATCTTGCGGCTCCAACTGGAGAACAGTGAAGAGGAGCTACGCGCCGCGCAGGATGAGTGCCTGAACCTTACGCTCAAGATAACTAAGAGCAAGCCAAAGCGCGACAAGCATGGCCGGTTCATACCTAAGAATGAGGGGGAGGTGTGATGGGCGACGAGATTAAGGTGAAGCCCGCCCAACAACCCAAACCTAAGTTGTTTATCGCTACTCCTATGTACGGCGGTATGTGCACTGGGCATTATGTGCAGGGGCTGCTGATGACCATGCAGAAGATGCGTGAGGTCGGGGTCAACGTCTCATGGTGCCAGATCATGAACGAGAGCCTCATCACTCGAGCCCGCAATGAGCTAGTACGTCAGTTTTTAGCTACGGACGCTACGCATCTGATGTTTATCGACGCGGACATCGGCTTCGACGGGCAGGCTATTGCCACCCTGATGGCAGCAGATCGGGACATCGCCTGTGGTATCTACCCTAAGAAGGAAGTGAACTGGAGTAGCGTGGAGCAAGCTGCGCAGGCGAACAAGGAGGGGCTGGCTGACTACGCTGGGGCCTTCGTGTTTAATATGGTAAGCGGTGATGGCGAGACCGATGCGGATGGCATGTTCGAAGTGCGCCACGGTGGTACCGGCTTCATGCTCATCAAACGGGGGGTATTTGAGCACCTAAAGCCGCACGTGCCCGCATACCGCGTGTCGTCGTACAAGAACCCAGAGACCGGCGAGTACGCCCAACCACTGGTCCACGAGTTCTTCACTACGTCTATCGACGCATCTGGAGCGTTGCTCAGCGAGGACTACCACTTCTGCGAGCTGTTCCGGACGCACGGTGGTAAAATCCACGCCAACCCGTTTATCAAACTGAACCACGTTGGCACCTACGTTTTCGGTGGCGACATCCTTAAGAGTGGAGGGAACCTGAAGTGACCGGCACAATCGACGAAATTCTCACAGAGCGGGGTAATCGGTATGGGTTGTTTGCCAACCACGCCTTGGTCACTCAGAATATCAAGCGCGCCATGGGCGAGGGTGTGAACTGGCCCAACCTGCCGGACGATATGAAGGAGGCATTGGAGATGGTAGCCCATAAGGTTGGACGCATCCTGAACGGTGACCCGGAGTACGCCGATAACGTTATTGATATCATCGGATACATGCAGCTAGTTCTCGACCGTATGCAGGGGATTAACCGCTAACACTAGCCAAGGTGGGCATTGTCTAGTATGGTGCCCGCCACAGGAGCAAACGATGAAACTACCTGCGCAGATAGAAGAGGCGCTCGACGCTACAGGGCTACCATGGACGTTAGAGCGTGGTACGAAACACCAGAAGATCAGGCTGGGTGGTAGGTTCGTGGCTATTCTCCCCCATGGAAAAGAGCAGACGGTACACAGGCGGTCACTGCTTAACACCATAGCCCAAATCCGCCGCGCAGCGCAGGAGGTCGCAACCCAATGACCGCATGGTCCTACAGCAGCATCAAGACCTTCGACCAATGCCCGAAGAAGTACTTCCACCTCAAGGTTGTGAAGGACGTCAAGGACGACCCGGGCGAGGCGGCTATCTACGGGACTCTGGTGCACGAGGCAGCGGAGTTGTTCGTCAAGGACGGTACCCCCATCCCCGAGAAGTTCGCCTATATGCGCCCTATTGTGGAGATGCTGGCAGCCAAGGAGGGTGAGAAGCTGACCGAGTTGAAGCTCGGCCTACGCAAGCAGGGGGCTGAGTTCGAAGCCTGCGACTTCTTTGGTAAGGACGTGTGGTACCGGGGTATCGTGGACCTTCTGATCCTCGACGGCGACCGCGCGTGGATGGTTGACTACAAGACCGGTAAGAACGCCAAGTACGCCGATATGAAGCAGCTTGACCTTATGGCAGGTGCGCTGTTCGTGAAGTACCCGGACCTGAAGGTTATCAAGTCGGCTCTGGCCTACGTGGTGAGCAACGAGTTCCCTAAGAAGACCCACAAACGGGAAGACCTTAACAAGTACCTGTCGGTGTTCGACACCCAGCTTGATCGGTTGGACGCGGCCCTAGAGAACGGGGTTTGGAACGCTGTCTCATCTGGTTTATGCCCGTGGTGCCCAGTTCAGTCGTGCGAAAATTGGCGACCGAGGAGGAAGTGATGAGTGATACAAGTGGTGAAGACCAAGCAACCCTCGCCATCGTGTTCGAGGATAACGTCCGTGAACTGGTACGCAAGCACCTGAAAGAGGCACTAGAGGATCACAGTTTCATGGGCTCCATCAGCACAAACGCGTTGGCAGCTAATGTCTTCCGGGGTGTTTCCCCCCATAACATAGACTTTAACCGGGCGGTCAAGGATGTTATATCCACCCAAATGAGCAAGTACTGAGGATGCAACATGGCCCGCAACTACGAGCGTGAGTACCTGACCTACCAAGGCACCGCCCAGCAGAAGAAGAACCGGGCGCAGCGCAACGCCGCCCGTGCAAAGATGATGAAGGCTGGTAAGGTCAAGAAGGGCGATGGCAAGGACGTGGCCCACGTGAAGGCGTTCGATAAGGGTGGCGATAACAAGACCGGGTTACGGGTTGAGAGTAAGTCCGCCAACCGCTCGTTCGACCGGGATGCCAGCAAGAACCTGATTAGCGAGACCTCACCTCGCGAGCGTAAGCGTAAGAAGTAACCCACTAGGAGCAAGCTGGTGCAGATTATCGACAACAAGGCGCTGCTGCTCGACGTAGCAGACCCTGAACTTATTACCGATTGTATCCCCAAGAGCCTCGCGACCCGGCAGGGCGTCGTGGTGAAGTGGGGTCAGGCCGAAGCTGAAACCCTTGCAGGACTCGGGTTCGACGACACGCCGTCCCCGATGCTCAAGACCTACGAGTGGACAGGCAAGTTTACGCCTTTCGAACACCAGAAGACCACCTCTTCGTTTCTCTCCATCCGACGCAAGGCGTTCTGCTTCAACGAGCAGGGTACGGGTAAGACGGCCAGTGTCATCTGGGCAGCGGACTACCTAATGAATAAGGGGTTGGTGAAGCGCGTCCTCGTACTGTGCCCGCTCTCCATCATGAAGTCAGCGTGGCAGCAGGACCTGTTCAAGTTCGCTATGCACCGTTCGTGTAGCGTAGCGCACGGTAGTGCCGCCCAACGGGAGAAGATCATCGCTGCGGGGGCGGAGTTCGTCGTTATCAACTTCGACGGTGTTGGCGTGGTGAAGGACCAGATAACCGCAGGCGGTTTCGACCTGATTGTGATCGACGAAACGTCAGCCTACAAGAATGCGCAGACCCGGCGCTGGAGAATCCTCAAACAGATCGTGAAGGACACAGACCCCCGTCTGTGGATGCTTACAGGTACGCCCGCAGCACAGAGCCCGCTCGACGCTTATGGCCTCGCCAAGCTAATTGGTAACCCCAAATGCCCCCAGTACTACGGTGCCTACCGGGATAAGGTCATGATGAAGGTGACTCAGTTTAAGTGGGTCCCACGCCCTTTGGCCCAAGATATTGTCCACAGTATTTTACAGCCCGCCATCCGGTTCGAGAAGAAGGATTGTCTAGACCTGCCTGAGGTTACCCATACCGAGCGGGAGGCACCGCTTACACCCCAACAGGTGAAGTACTACCAGCAGTTGAAGCAGCAGATGCTTATCGAGGCAGCGGGCGAGGAGATCAGCGCGGTCAACGCCGCAGCCAAGGTCAACAAGCTACTCCAGATCAGCGGAGGTGCAGTCTACACGGATACTGGTGAGGTGATCGAGTTCGACGTGTCCAACCGCCTGAGCGTGGTTCTGGAGGTGATCGAGGAGGCCAGCAACAAGGTGTTGGTGTTTGTCCCCTTCACCCATACTATAGAACTTCTACGCGCTCGGCTGGAGAAGGAGGGTATCTCCTGCGCTGTCATCAACGGTAAGGTTCCGGTTAACAAGCGTAGTGAGATCGTGCACCAGTTCCAGACCGAGGACAAACCTCATGTACTGATTATCCAGCCACAGGCGGCATCGCATGGACTTACTCTTACGGCAGCAGACACAATCATCTGGTACGCCCCGGTAACCAGTGTGGAGACCTACCTACAAGCTAATGCGCGTATCAACCGCCCGGGCCAGAAGAATGCCATGACTATTGTCCACATCCGTGGCAGCGAAGTCGAGGACAAGCTGTACGCCATGCTACGCAACAACATCGACAACCACGAGAAGGTGATCGACCTGTACCGACAGATGGTCACTGACGACGCTTGACATTGTATAATGTAATAGATATGTAGGTGTCTGCGGCCCTAACCGCAAACAGGAGCAACCAATGTCAGAAGTACCCGTCAACGACCTCGTTGCTGCGTACCGTAATATACGGGCGGCAATCACAGAAGAGACCGAAGCCTACGAAGCCAAGACGGCTTCGCTTAAGGAGAAGCTAGACCTCGTGTCCGCTGAACTCCTCAACGTCTGTAACGAACAGAACATTGACAGCATCCGGACCCCTGCGGGTACCGTGTCTCGGCGCGTCCAGACCCGGTATTGGACGACCGATTGGGACCAGATGTATAAGTTTATCGTGGAGAACGACGTACCGTTTATCCTTGAGAAGCGTATCCACAACGTCAACATGAAGCAGTTCATGGAGGAAAACCCAGATGCCCTCCCTGTCGGCCTTCAAGTGGATAATAAATATGTGATCTACGTCCGCAAACCTACTGAGAAGTGAGAAAACCCATGAGCAACATTACCATTTTCGAAGAGTCCACCAACCTGCCCACGGTGCGCCGTGAGTCGCGTCGTATGGACCGTATGTCCAGTACCAGTGGCGTCTCCATGCGTCGCATCGGCCTAAGCAACGGGCGCACTTTCAAGCGTATCGTAGGTGGCGAGCAGATTGGTAAGTCCGTCAGCGACCAACTCGAAGTTATCATCGTGGACTGGATGCCCGAACCCTCGCGTAAATTCTACCTCGCTGCGTATGACAAGGACGCTAAGGCCACGCTGCCTGACTGCTGGTCTAACGACGGTGTTAAGCCAGATGCAGGCTCCAAGAACCGGCAACAGGATACCTGCGCTAGCTGCCTCAAGAACGTAAAGGGCTCTGGTACTAACGGTAAGGGTAAGGCTTGCCGCTACGAGCGCCGTCTGGCTGTCCTGATCGCTGGCGACCCCTCCGGTGACGTGTACCAGATCGCAATCCCGGGTGCTTCGCTCTTCGCCGATACTGAGGGTAGTGCCTACGGCTTCGAGAGCTACCGCAAGTTCCTGATGGCCAACAACGAGGCGTTCGACACCGTGGTTACGCGCATCGTCTACGACACCGAGGCGGATACCGCCAAGGTCCGGTTCAAGGCTACTCGCCACCTGACCGAAGTGGAATCTGGTCTCGTGGACCTCGCACAGGACGACCCAGAAACGGAACGCTACATCAAGCTGACTGTTGGTGCCGTAGACGGTGCTGCTGCCCCCAAGCAACAGGCGGCTAAGACCCTCACTCTGGAGTCCAAGCCCGAAGCACCGGCTACCAATCCGTTCGGTGACGACGACGAGGAAGACGTGGAAGAGGTAGTGGTGGAAGTCGCCCCGACGAAGCGCGCTTCAAAGGCTAAGGCTACTGCTACGGTCAAGCCAGAACTGGTGGACGCACTCAAGGGCTTCCTCGACGACGAAGAGGATTGAGCATGAGCGGCTATAGCATCCGCATGGCTAGGAGTATCGAGGAGGCCGATGGGAACCTCCTCGGGGTGCAGCTCGGGCGAGTCTGTCTCGCCCGAGACATCCCTGTAGCCGAAGCGGCGCGTGAGGTGGGGGTTACTCGCCAGACCATTTACCTCTGGTTCCTCGGGTTGAGTAACCCCCGAGGGGCTATGTGTCAGGCAATCGAAGACTACCTCACGCGCCTCGGTTGAGGCCATCCCTAGAGCAGACGATAAGCGGGAGCTTCCCGCAACGGTGAGTGGTGCGATGCAACAACCTGACCTCCTTGATCTTGTACAACCCAGCGGTGGCTGGTTCGCCATTGTGGGAATTAAGGGGACGGGTAAGGGTGCAGACGTCCGGCAGAAGCTTGTAGCTACGCGGGCAGGGGCAGATGCCCTGATCGAGCAGTTTGCTGAAGAGGGCCGTAATGTATTCTTCGGGGTAGCCAAGTACACGGCTGGCACCAAAGAAGATGGCCGTCGCAAAGAGAACGTGAAGGCGCTGAAAGCTTTCTGGCTGGATATCGACTGCGGTCCGGATAAGGCTAAGGCCAACCCGAACACTGGTATCCCTGAGGGCTACGCCGACCAGAGGGAGGGGCTTGCCGCGCTAGGTACGTTCTGCAAGACAGTGGGTCTCCCTACCCCTACCCTTGTCAACTCTGGCGGTGGCATCCATGCCTACTGGCCACTGGAGGAAGAGGTCTCCCGGCAAGACTGGGAGGTTGTGGCCGAGCGTTTCAAGACGGTCTGCCGCACCCAGAATTTCTACGTGGATGATAAGGTGTTCGAGGTGGCGCGCATCCTGCGTGTACCCGGCACATTCAACTTCAAGGAAGAAGAACCCCGCCCGGTTCAGATCATCCATGTGGGGCAGACGACCACAATAGATAAGATGCGGTCACTGCTGGGGGTACGTGATGCCCCGCAGCGCTCGATCTTCGACGACGACTATAGGCTGTCACCCAGACAGGAGGCCATCCAGCGCAGCATCGGCTACAGCTTCAAGCGTATCATGAAGCGCACAGTAAACGGTGATGGCTGCAACCATCTTCTCCACGCCTACAATAACCAGAGCACCGCCGGTTATTATGAGTGGTTCTTCGCCTTGTCCGTGGCTGCCATGTGTGAGGACTCCGACAAGGCGATCCACCTCATCTCGCAAGGCTACCCGGGGTATAACCCAGACGAGGTCACCCAGAAGGCAGCCACCATCCGGAAAGCGACTAGCTGCGAGAAGTTCCATAGTATTAACTCGGACCTATGTGGGGGTTGCCCGCACTTCAACAAAATCACCGGTCCTAGAGAACTGGGTAAGATACTGATCGAGGCGGGTGAAGAGCCTGTGACTGTCGAGATGCCCACAGGTGAAACCGAAGAGGTCACCATCCCTAAGTACCCGTTTCCGTTCTACCGGGGCGAGGGGGGCGGTGTCTGGCGCAAGCCACCCAAGGACGACCCTGAGGCTGACCCAATCATGGTCTACGACAAAGACTTCTACGTCGTGAAGCGTATGCACGATACGACTGACGGGGACGTAGCGCTGTTCCGACTACACCTACCACGGGATGGGATGCGCGAATTCACCATCTCCATGGGTAAGGTTACCCAGAAGGATGAGCTCCGTAAGCTGCTCTCCGCCAGCGGGGTCTACACCTATGGTAAACGGTTCGAGCTCCTGATGGAATATATTGTGAAGTCAGCGGAAGAACTCCAACACAAAGAGAAGGCAGAAATTATGAGGCAGCAATTCGGGTGGGCCGATGGTGATAGTCGGTTCGTGCTAGGTGACCAAGAGATCGCCGCTGATGGTAACGTATACTCTCCGCCCTCTAAGACCACGAGCAAGCTGGCCAAGTTCGTAGGCCCGGTAGGTTCACTTGATAAGTGGAAGGAAGTCTGGAGCCTCTATGGCCAGCCGGGTATGGAAGCACAGGCTTTCGCCGCGCTTAGCGCGTTCGGATCACCTCTACTCAAGTTCTTCAACCAGACGGGTGCGGTCATCAACCTGTTCAACTCACGCTCTGGCACAGGTAAGACCACCATCCTCAATATGGTGAACAGCGTATATGGGCACCCTAAGGAACTGCGCCTGAAGCAGGATGATACCATGAACGGGCGACTGCTCTGGGTGGGTATCCTCAACAACATGCCAGCCACCATGGACGAACTGACCAACGCTTCGCCTAAGGAGTACTCCGACTTCCTGTACTCGTTGTCAAACGGCAAGGGGAAAGAGCGCATGATGTCCGGTACGAACGAGCTACGTGAGAACAACACGTCGTGGCAGAACATCACGGTCTCGACCTCGAACTCGTCGTTTGTGGAGAAGCTGTCGATCTTGAAGGATAACCCAGAGGGCGAGCTTATGCGGCTCATCGAGTACCCCATAGGGCTGGTCGATTCGATCAACACCGCCCACGCCAAGAACCTGTTCGACCATGTGCTGTTCTCGAACTACGGCCATGCAGGTCCGATCTTTATCCGCCACGTGTTGAAGAACATGGAATACGTGGAGAAGAAGTGCCTCCAGATGCAGTCCAAGTTGGACCGCGAACTCCAGCTTGCACCTAAAGAACGCTTCTGGTCGGCCACGTTTGCCTCCAACATCATGGGTGGGATGTTCGCTAAATCTTGTGACCTGATCGACTGGGATATGGACCGTATCTATGGCTGGTCCTGTGAGCGGGTAGAGAAGCTGCGCAACGAGACGGCACCGCCACTGGATGACGTCAATCAGGTTATCGGTGACTATCTCTACCGGCATATGCAGAACATCCTCGTTGTGGACGACATGGCTGACCGCCGCACCAATATGCAGGCACTGCCTAAGCGCGAACCGAAGGGCGAGTTGCTGATCCGTATCGAGCCGGATACCAAGATGATGTTCCTGATCGCCAAGCCATTCAAGGACTACTGCGTCAAGTACCAGATCAACTACAACGAGACGCTCGGTAAACTGGAAGCGCAGGGGCGCTTGGTGGACCGGAAGGGCAAGCGCCTGTCCAAGGGGATGAATGTGGTGGGTGATCCCATCCACTGCCTCTGGTTCAAGCTGGCGGATGATTTTATTAGCGTCGATGACTACGCCAAAGAGCCAGCGCAACCTGATGGAAATTGAAGGGGTAGTCTACGACGTCAACTGGCGTAAGTTCAAGAAGGGCACCGCAGTGTTCTTCCCCTGCCTCGACGTGGACAGAGCCACGACCCAACTAATGGTGGTCCTTAACCGCCTACGCATCAAGGTGTTGGTCAAGCCTGTTGTGGAAGATGGGATTAGGGGTTTACGAGTCTGGCGGATGTGAGTAAACAGGTCGGGACAGTTTGCTCCTGTCTCGGTGCATTGCATCACTCCTAGCCCCCGGTCAGTTCTGCTGGCCGGGGGCTTTTCTATTCCTGAAACATCTCGTCAAGCCGCTCTTCAACCAGTGGCAGGCGCACCGGAATCTTGGTGTCCATACCAAGGCCGTACATCCGCTCCTCCGCTTCCCGCTGCTTCTGCTCGAACGACCGCTTCTTAGTGTCCTCGTCAATAGCGTTAGACGGGTAGTTCAGGTTGTAGATTTGGATGGCATAATCAGCCTCGGCTAGACTACGGTCAGCTTCTTCACCCGGGTTAGCTATAAGGCTGCGGACCGCCTGATACCGCTGGTTCAACAGGGCCGTCCTTGCCTCTGCAACCTCAGTCTCAATCTCGCCCGCCTTGATACTAAGCTGCATATCACGGGACGTTTCGGCTTCAGCGAAGCCCAACGACTGCATCGCCAACGTGTAGGAGTCGTAGAAGCTGGGGTCCCTGAGGACGATGTCGCGGTTGCTACCGATCACCAGACCTTCATCTTGAAGGCGCTCGGCCTTGACATAACCACGTAGGAAGGCAGGCATAACAGCTTCAACGGCTCTATCGAAATTCCCGGCGTTGGCCTCAGTATAGAACTTAATCGGGGCAGCCGCCAACGACGCAGACGGGCCAAGGATGGTACGCCCTAGACCTTCATAGAACGCAGCCTCGGGGTTGTCCGCCTTGGTATCAACAGGGTGCCATAGGCCGGTAAGGGCCAGTGAATTAGAGATGTCCACACCAAAGATACCGGGGATACCAATATCTGCCGCAGTCGCCAGTTTGGCCGCTTCCCCGTCGCTAAGACCAAGAGCCTCCTGCATGGTGCCGCCTACACCGAAAGTTTCGGGTATCCACACCGTCCGGAGGAAGTAATCCATGTCCTTCTTAGACAACTCACGGCCCTGCTCGTCAGCGTATTTTAGAAGCTCACGGTTAAAGGTCTCTAGGCTCGGGTACCCCTGCGCGACCCCCTGCTCTTCGTCATCGTCATCTCCCATACTCTTGATAAACTCGAGCAGGCCGTAGCCCATCATAGCTATCATATAGAACTGTGAGGAGCGTAGGCCCGCATAGAGCGTGGTCATAGCGCCGACGCCCATGAACACCCGGGCAGCCGCTAGGCGCTCGGTCTTGGTCCGGTTGAGGGCAACCATGTTCACGGTACTGCGGAACAGAAGCGACGTCATAGCGAGGCTGTACGAACGCATCTGGAGGGCCAACTTACCTACAGGATGCTTGGCGGCGCGTGATTTATTCCAGTTGGAGAAGTCAAACATCCCCTTGTTGGTCAAACCAACGGCCTGTTGCATGGCGGCATCCCCGGCAGCAGCTGAATCCATACCGCTCTTGAGGTTTCGATCATAGGCCAACTCGAAGGCCGACATATACATGATTTCACGCCCGATTCGCTCCATACCGTGGAAGAGCGCACCCATACCGTTGACCGCGTTCGCCGTCGCGCGCTGCACCGCAAGCGCAGCGTCACCTTGGCGTACAGCCTGCGTGAAGCCCAACTCGCCAGATGGTTCATTACTACGCTCATACACGTTAGCTGCCGAGGAGAAGGTACTCTCAGTGGCCTCACGCTCTCGACCGTAATCCAAGGCTTTCTGGATGGCCTCATACCTGTCAGGGTCAGTCTCACGGAGGCCCCGGATGTAGGCGCTCCCTTCGGCGGTGAATTCCGGCGTTTGTAGCTGGATATTACCCTCTTTACCTCGGAGCGGGTTGGCGATGCGCTGCCCAGTGAGCATCTGCCCAGTGTAGCGCGCGGCCATAGCATAGGTGGCCTTCTCACCAAACTCAGCCGATAGGGTCGGGAGGCCCACGACATGAAGCTGCGTCAGGTTCATAAGCGCAGACTTAGGGCTAGATAGGATGAAGAGGAAGGTAGCCTTGGCCCCAAAGTTAGCTGCCTTAGCCCAGAAGCCATCTGCCTCTGGCGACATGGTGGTCTCAAGCCTCATCTGCAACTCGCGCGTGATAGTATCAAGGCGGCGTTTCGAGGGGTTACCCGCAACCTCACTGTAAGACTGGTCGATCAGGTTGTTGAACTTGTAGTTATACGCCAGCCGTCCAAGTTGGTTGGCTGAGGCTACCGCTGTAGACGCAAAGGTCCGCAGCGCATCCGTGCTGAAGCCGGTTTTGAACTGCCGGTGCATGAAGCGCCGCCGCATGTCTGCCTCAGGCAGCGCGGTGAGGTACATCTGGAAAACGTGATCCTTGAGTTCGTTAACATCACCAACCCCGCCGCCGTCGAGGAGGTCAAGGATACCCTTAAGCGCGACGCTAGCGTCTGCCGCTTGACCGCGCGGTCCAAGGCGCAGGGTGTCCTTGCCCTTACTGAAGTCGATCTCCCGGGTTTCCTTCTCCCGTCGCAGCCTACGCAGGAAGGCGTCCTGCGCAGAAGCGCTCTCGAACATGTGGAATTCGCCGGACTTACCCTTACCCACACTGACCCAATAGTCACCAAAGCGCTTCATGGGGAAGTATACCACCCGCTTGGCCGCTTCCTTGAACATATCGTCCACGGCAGCCTTGAGGCGCGCTGCATCTTCTTCCTCGAACTGAGCGTCGTCGATCCGCTGCATGAGTAGCCGGTAGTGCTCTTGGAAGTCTGCCCGGTAGTAGTCCCGCGCTTCGCGGAAAAGCTGCTTACCTTGTGGAGGGACGTCGTTCCACCCAGCGATCTTGGTACCGTCTGGATCGGTAGCACCGAAATACAACCGCTGGATTTCACCCCGACGCTTGGACATCTGTCTCTTAAGGTTGCTCTGTTTCTTCGGGTCGGCCTCAGCCGCCAGCTTTGCGGCCAGCAACTGAAAATCTTGGTCGATCTTCAGGTACTCGGTAGCCGTGGGGGCCAATGAGGGGTCCGCGTTAACCATGTTAGAGAAGAACATGACGTCGCCCATGGCATCAGCACCCTTCGGGGACCGGGACACGAAGTCAGCCCACTTCTCCGCGAGCTTCGATGCCTTCTGCATGATACGGTTGACGTAGGGGATGTACTCATCACGCATCATATTGTCGATGCGAGTGACATTCTCCATCTCGGCGCGCTGCCCAAGGCGCACGACGTCAGCGGTCTCCAGTGGAGCCAGTAGGGCTTGGAGCAACGGCGGTGGGAGGCTGTTAAACAGACTCGTCAAGATACCAACGCTCTCGTCCGGGTTCCGCGACATACGCATCAGCTTACCCGCAAGGCTCATGGTCTCGCCAGCGGAGCGACTACGCGCAATCCGCTTCTGCATTCCGTTCAGCTTCATCCGCTGGATACCAGCGGCCTGTTCCAGCCGGTTAATCTGCGCCTTAGTCAGCTTAGCCGATACCGCTGCGTTTACGTTCGTACTGGTGAGAGGCTCAGTGCCACCTTGGTCTTCGGGCGCAGCCGCTTCAGGCGCAGCCGCTTCAGGCGCAGCCGCTTCAGGCGCAGCCGCTTCAGGCGCAGCCGCT